CGTTCAGTTGTTGCAGGTGTAGGGATGTAACACACCGAAACGCTACCTGGGGGAATCTACAATGAGTTTAGTCGCAGTTGACTTTAATGAGTCAGGTCCTGATCTATCGCTTCCCGTCCGTCCGAAGGAGATGATCTCGACAAAGGTCGAGAATGGTCGCACTCACGTAAGAATTAACTCAAGCTCACTCGGAGTAATCCAAGAATGCCTCCGCAAGAGTCAGTACCTCCTGCACGAAAAATGGAAGCCCGAGAGTGAAGCTCCTGCGACAGTCTTCGGTTCAGCAATTCATAAAGCCCTTGAGGTCTTTTATCGCGGAAGTTTAGAGGAGCGTGAACTGCCCGACTTAGGTGACATGGAACTTATGTCGTACGGACATATGCTGAGGGATGAGAGTCCGCTTCTGATCCGGGCGACGAGGGCCTTCATCGATAAAGCAGAGCCGCTTCGTCCGCTACCGGACACCGACAAACGCTCCATTCAAAACGGAGTATGGATTCTGCATAATTATTTTAAGGCTTTCCTGAAGGACCCCTACATCGCCTACACCGATGAATTCGGACCTTTCGTCGAGCGTGAGTTCTCTCACATCTTGCACGAAGACCCGACTCTCGTTGTTGAGGTCTTCGGAACTATCGACATTGTTCTTCAGCACGTAACGGAAGGGACCTTGATTTTGGCTGATCATAAAACAACGAGTTTCTTCGGATTTAGCGGATCGAATTACTTCGACCGAGAGAAGCCGAATCATCAATACAGCTTATACGCACTTGGAGCACGTCGAGTCTTCGGCATTGAATCCGATCAGTTCGTCGTAAATGTAGTGGAGGTCAAGGCGCGACCGAAGACTGCGCGAGGATCAGGTCCGTCATTTCCGAGGCAGATCACGACTCGAACAGAAGAGGACTTTGAAGAGTTACGTGAAGTGATCATGAAAGCCGTCTGGGATTATATTTATGCACTTAAGTCCGGTGTGTGGCCTATGGGTCCGATCGGAGCTTGCACGGCGTATGGGGGATGTCCTTACAAAAGTGTCTGTTCTTCGCCTAAAAACCTTCGCCAAAATATCCTTAACTCTAAATTCCGTCAGGAGACACAATGCCGTCCATGAGTGAAATGATAATCGAGCCGAAGCAGAAAGTTTTACTGGTCGGTCCTCCCGGCTCGGGTAAAACCTGCGCAGCAGCGTCCTTCCCCTTTCCAACTCTGTTCCTAGACTTCGATATGAAAGCAGATTCTGCCGCTTCATTTTTTGCTGGCGATGCGGAGAGACTGAAAAACATCGACGTTCGTTTACTCGGTAAGCGTCTGGACGACAGAGATCCTATTGATGATTTTATGGGAATAGTGAAGGAGCTCGCTCTTCAGCAGAAGGCGGGGGTTATGAAGTATAAAACACTCGTTGTCGATTCGATGACGACCTTCTCCTCTGCGGTCTTGGGTCATATTGTAAAGACTAATCCCGGAGTAAAGAGGGTTGGATCAAGTCAGGGCGTTCAGCCGGGAATGCAGGATTACGGGATATTGAAACGAGAGTTCGAGCGACTGGTATCGGGTCTGCTGAGCTTAGACATGAACATTGTTATGACCGCGCACATTAAGACGGATCGAAGTGACTTGACCGGAGAGATCATTCGTTCCCCTCTGATGGATGGGTCTTTCGGTCCTACTCTTCCAATTTACTTCAAAGAAGTTTATCGCGTTTTTATGAAGGACGGTAAGCCCTTCGCCCAGACTAAATCAGATCAGTACTACGACTTCTGTCGCTCTCAGATTCCAAAGTTACCTAATCCTGTAGAGCTTAAGTACGAGAATTTAATTTTAAAACGCTAACCATGGCCATGTGGCCAACAAACAAGGAGAAAAACAATGTCATTAGTAACACCTGACTTCAGCGAGATCCAAGAAGAGATCAAGCCGGGAACCTACAAGGCACGCATCCGTAAGGGTGATATTAAAGCGTGGCCGAGTGGCGATTCTTACGTCAACTGGGAACTCGAAACCTACGGTGAGAGTGATCCTAAGAATAACGGTCGTAGAACCTTCTATAAAACGAACGTGTCCGGTAAGAGTGCCTTCATTCTTCAGAGGTTCTACAAGGCAGCGATGGGACAGCCTTTGACTGGACAGTTCGACACTGAGTCCCTTGTTGGTCGTCAGGTCGAGATTGAAGTAGTCGATGGCGTTAAGAATGGCGTCCCGACTGGCTACACTGACGTTAAGACAGTTCGTCCCATTACCGGAAATTAATCTAAAGAGAAACTAAGAGAGACGTGCGGTTATGAATCAGTCTGACTTATCTTCCCAGGTATGCATCTTGATTGATGAGTGCCGCACGTCCTCAACTGACTCTCACGGGTGCCTCTCAGGCTACCAGTGGGACTTACTGCGGAGTAAACTCCTAAGAGCGGGGTTTAGTCCGGAGCGAGTCCAAGTCTCCCTCCTCGATGAATCAGTCGATACTTACGATGCGGGTGTTATCATTGGCTTCGGCGAGAAGGTCCTTCGTCACCTGACGGAGAAGCGCGGAGTTGATAAGTGGAACTTAAGCCCACTCACGACTCGTAAGGGTCAACGCTTTTACGCAACTTTCGACTTAAGTCGTGTTCAAAAGCAGTTCGAGCTCAACCTTTATATTGAACTCACATTCCTCCGAGCGCAGGAGTATCTCGCCGATCCCGCGAGTGTAGTCGCACCGCCGGAGCGTTTCTCCCTTAACCCAGGACTGGAGGAAACCTATGCTCTGCTCGATTTTATCAAGGACCAACCGGAAATTGCGATCGACGTGGAGACGGGTTACGGGCAGATCAATACGGTCGGCTTTGCGTGGTCACCCTCCGACGCCATTGCCGTCAATGTCCTGCCCGACAGATGCGGAGCCCGCGAGTACTACAATCTGTGGCGAAAGATCGCCGCTGTCCTTGAAGGACCTTCGCTGAAGATCTTCCAGAACTTCATCTATGATGTGAGTTATTTTAGCGCCTACGGCATTGAGACGAAGAACATCGCACATGACACCATGTGGGCCATGAAGGTCCTCTGGCCCGAATTTAAATCAAACCTCGGTAATGTTGGCAGATTCTACACTCGCAGGCCATACTGGAAGGACGACGGGAGAGTTACGGATGAAGAAGGACAGAAGAAAGACTGGGGCAATGTCCGTGACTGGACGAGACACTACACTTACAACTGCCGAGATACGACTGGCACTTTCGATGCTAAACAAGCTCAGGTGCGTGACCTCGAAGCCAGGGGTTTATTCAGTTTCTACTCCGAATATGTTGCACGACTTACTGGGCCGATTCTCGAGATGTGCACATCAGGTATGCCTCTCTCAGGCCCGGTCCGCGAACGACTCCAACTTGAGACCCAGGCCCAGATTGAGCTCCTCACGAAAGAATTCCATCGGCAAGTAGGATCCGAGCTTAATCCGAGATCGCCGAAGCAAGTCCTCAATTACCTCAGAGAGAAGGGCGCGAAGATCCCGAAGAAGTACGACAAGGAGCGCGGAATCTATAAGGAATCCGCTGACGCTTCGTCGATTAAGAAGATTAGACTAAAACAGAACATCCCAGGACTCGCCGAGCTTCAGATCATTAAGACACTCGAGAAAGCCCTTTCTTCTTACATTAACTTCGAGGTCCGTCCCGATGGCAGGCTCTCTTACTCCCTCAACGGATGCGGGACGGAGACGCTCCGGTGGAGCGGAGGGAAGGACGCCTGGGACCGGGGCTTCAACATCCAGACAATCCCACGGGAGGGTAGTGATGTTTCAATCAAGAGTATGTTTGTCTCTCCAGAGGGTTACTCATTTCTCGAAGTCGATCTTCGTCAAGCTGAGTCGCGCTTCGTTGCTTACGATAGTGCTGATTCTACTCTTATTGACATGCTCGAGTCTGGCGCTGACGTTCACTCTCATGTGGGTAACGCGATACTTAAGCAGATGGGAAGAGATCCTGCTGCAGTACCTAAGGACGAGTTTAAGTCCACTTGGAGACAGCTCGGGAAGAAAGCCGGACATGGACTAAACTACTCCATGAAGCCCGCGATGTTCGTCGAGACTGTCTTTAACGAACTCGACCTAGTAATCACAAAGAAGGATGCGGAGCTCATCACTGCCGCCTACTACAGTCTCTTTCCGGGGATTCCGAAGTGGCACGCTTGGATTCGTCGCGAACTCTACAACAGGAGAAAACTCACCGCCCCTTCAGGCTGGGAGAGATACTTCTATGGCAGGCCTGGCGACGACATGCATAAAGAGGCTTACGCTTGGCGCCCTCAGCACACCATCCCATGGATCATGAATCACTTAATGCTTCACTTGTGCGACTCGAGGAAACACGGAAAGCTAGAGTTTCGGCTCATTTATCAGTGTCATGATTCGCTTGCCCTCCTTGTCCCTGACGAGAGGGTGGAGGATGTCGCTCGAGCATGTCATGGGCTAAAGGACTGGCACCCGGAGGTCATCCTACCCGGCGGACGATTAGTGATACCAACGGAGACTAAACAAGGAAAGTGTATGGCGAACTTAGAGGAGATCACATGTCCGACTTAATGAATGAGAAGGATGAAGTAAACCTGACGGACCTCATGCAAGAGGAGATTGCGAAGTTCCTCAAAGAGAATCGTAAGGTCATTGTTAAGCGAGTCGAAGAACGGATCAAACAACTCGAGGAAGAACAGCGAAACGATGGCGCGTAATTTCCCTAACTTCCTTACTGCCTACCAGGATTATGCTGCGGACGGCTTTTGCCCCCCTCAGTTCCACCTGTGGACGGGTCTCTCCATTGTCGCAGGGGCACTCGAGCGGAAAGTGTGGCTCGAGCAGCATCTTGATCATGCGTCGATTATGCATTATCCGAATATTTATGCACTTCTCGTGAGTCACCCTGCCGTGGGCAAGAGTACCGCCATGGAACGCGGTATGGATATCCTCGAGGACATGCGGTCAATGTTTAATCCGAACTTTAAGATCATTCCGAATCAGATTACGGAGCCCGCACTCATTGATGTCATGAAGGTCAGGGATGAGATCAGGGTCGGTCCTTCGACCTTCGTCTTTCACTCATCGGGCTTCTTTTATGCGAGTGAGGCTTCAGCCTCTGCGCTACAGAACCTCTACGGAGAATTCACCTCAACCCTCACTGCCTTTTATGACTGTCCGAAGTGGTTCCGGAAGAAGACGAAGGGTGAGAAGGAGATGACCGAACTTCCTAACGTCTGCTTTAACGTCCTCGCCGGGTCGACCTTTAATTACCTCAAGAGTCTCGTGAATGAAGAGTCAGTAATGGGCGGCTTCGCTTCTCGCATCATCTACGTCATTTGTCGCGATCGTATGGTTAGGAAGTCTAAGTGGGCTCCGACGAAAAAGCTCGATCACACCGGCAAGAGGGAAATGCGCGATAAGCTCATCGAGGATCTTAATGCGATTCACTCTCTCGTAGGTCGCTTCACGCCGGATCAGGATTTCGTTGACGCCTGGGAGGCGGATCAACCTGAGTTCGATCGTTATCTCATTTCGCTCGACTCCCCTCGGATGGAGTCACTCATGGCCCGTAAGTTCACGAACCTCATGAAGGTCTGCATGCTCCTCTCGGTCTGCGAGGGAGATTCACTAACACTAACGAAGAGTCACTGGGAAAGGGCGAAGGTCATTATGGATGAAGTTACGAGGGAGAATCCGCTGATCTTAAGTCAGGCAATGATAGCGGATCGATCGAATCAGTCAGGCATCTATCAGCTCATCGGACAAACGTTAAAAAAAAATAACGGCATAATGAGTATGATGAAACTTAAGCAGGCTATGGCAGCGAATGGAAATAAAGCCAGTGACTCGAAGGAGTCTCTTGATTACCTGGTATCGTCAGGCTGGATCGCGATCGAGGGGTCTGATCAGGTCAGGCTTCTCCTCGACCCGGACAGCCAACTCTAGGGTCTCAGAGTCAGCGAAGA